TAATGAAACCATTGAATCAAGTGATTATACTACACAGCAAAAAGTATTTAGAAAAAATAATGGATTTATATTTAAATGTGATACAAAACCACCAACCCCAACATCATATTTAAAAAATTCAACTGATATTAGTAATTTGTTTGGAAAAGGTTTTTATGCTTGGGACGAACCACTTCCATTTGAAGAAGGTTATGAACATCATGGGTCGATGAGTAAAAAATCTGACAATTCTGCATATTTACCAAATGACTTTAATCCAAAAAATTATGGGTCATATCATTATAATGCTCAAATTGGATATGATTATGTAGCAAGAAGTTTAAATAAACTTTCTAAATTTAATGATTATCTAAATGATGTAAAAGGATTTACAAAAGTTCCGTATTATATTGGAAACAGTAGATTTGATGGTGATAAATTATTACCCGCTTCGGCAGAATTTTATAAATTACCTATTGTTAGAGTTAAAAAACATTCTCAAAAGAATGAGTGGCTTTTATTTATTTTAAATCATCATTTAAATCATTATGATAAGCAAATAGTGAAGATTGAAATAGATGGTAAATATTTAGAAGTTGAATTAAATGGTCAATTTGCAAGAGTTGAAAAAGTAGTTTTACAATAAATTGTATTATTTTTATATAATGTGTAATTATTCTTATAAATTTAAGAGTTTTTACACATTTTTTATATTTATCAATAAAAAATATATTTAAGATTGCTTTAAACAAATCAGCGGGTGTATATATCACCGAAAACGATGTATCAATTTATTCAAGTGGTAATGCCCCCGTGGGAGCAGCATTGATTACCCCAACTGTTAAGGGAAAATCTTTTGTACCAACTATTGTAACTTCTTTTGATGAATATTTAAAAATATTCGGAAGTTCATATAGAAGCGGTAGCGATAACTATGAATATTTAGGAAGTATTTCAGCAAGAGAATATTTTTCAAATGGTGGTGATTCTTTATTAGTAACAAAAATTTCAACAGGTAGTTATTCACCTGCATCAAGTAACGTTGTAAGTGGTTCAACGACATTGTTTACATTAGAGACCCTTTCGGATGGTGCTATTATGAATAACAGTGGTAGTGAAATTCCTCTTTCAAGTGGTAGTTTAGTAAGTGGTAGTGCGGATAATATTAGATGGGAAATTTCGGGAGTAAATGCTTCAAGAGGAAAATTTGATATTGTAGTTAGACGTGGTGATGATTCTAATAATAGAAAAATTATATTAGAAGCATTTACACAATGTTCACTTGACCCAAATGCTACAAATTATATTGGAAACAAGATTGGTGATGAAATAAATGTGTACAATGCTACAAATGCACAACTTTCAACAAGTGGTAGTTATAAACTAAAATCTGATTATATTAGAGTGAAGTCGGTGGATGTTAAAATGTATGACATGCTTAACCCTGATGGAACTTTGAAAACAATTTATACAGGTTCTCTTCCTGTAAGTGGAACAAGTGGTAGTTTTAGTGGAGCAAGTGATGGAGGATTGTTACATCCACAAAAATTCTTCCATGAGATTAGTGCTACAAACAGTCAAGGATTTGGAGCTTCTACAACTGCATATACAACTGCTATTAATTTACTTTCTAATACAGATGAATATGATTTTGATGTATTATTCTTACCTGCAATTACAGCAGAATCACATCCTGTAACAGTACAAGCTGCTTTAGCAATGTGTGAAGCAAGAGGTGATGCGATGGTAATTATAGACCCTGTTTTATATGGTAGTGGACAAGGTACTGCAATTTCACAAGCAAGTGGTTATAACAGTTCATATGGTGCAATGTATTATCCATGGGTTCAACTAAAAAGTCCATCTTCCGAAAAAGTTAATTGGTGTCCACCATCGACAGTTATTGCAGGTGTATTAGCATTTAATGACAGTGTTGGTGAACATTATTCTGCACCCGCAGGTTTGAATAGAGGTGGACTTCCAAACGTTATTAAAGCAGAAGTTAAATTGTCAAAAGCTAATAGAGATAGTTTATACGATGGTAATGTTAACCCAATTGCAAGTTTTCCAAATAGTGGTGTAATTACATGGGGTCAAAAAACATTACAGTTTAGACAAACCGCTTTAGATAGAATCAATGTTAGAAGATTAATGTCAAAAGCTAAGAAATTTGTTAAACAAGAAGGTAATAAGTTATTGTTTGAAGCTAATACGCAAGTTACACGTTTAAAATTCTTAAATGCTGTTAATCCATATTTTGAAAATATTCAACAAAAACAAGGATTATATGCTTTCCAAGTTAAAATGGATGAAGATTTGAATACGAATGAAGTAATTGATAGAAACGAGTTGATTGGAAAAATTATTCTACAACCCGCTAAAACAATTGAATTTATCAACATCGAATTTGGATTAACTCCAACAGGTGTAACATTTTTTCAATAATTGATTAAGATTGTCAAAGAATTTTAAAAAGTTCTTTGACAATTTTATTTTTTACAATATTTATAATAAATAATAATTAGAAAATGGCTGTTCTTTCTTCAAACGAATTATTCTATACAAATTTCGAACCAGTTCAGAAAAACAGGTTCATTGTTTTAGATGATAATATTCCACAATATTTGATAAAAAAAATCTCACTTCCTGAATTTACTTCTTCCGAAGTTGAACTTCATCATATTAACATTTTAAGAAAAGTTAAGGGGAAGTCTAAATGGGGAGATGTTACAATTGAACTTTACCAACCAATTGCACCAAGTGGTGGACAATTAATTATGGAATGGGTGAGACTTTCACATGAATCTGTAACAGGTAGAGATGGTTACAATGATTTTTATAAAAGAAATTTAACATTCCAAGCTATTGACCCTGTTGGAGCAGTTATTACGGAATGGGTATTTATGGGATGTTTTATAAAAAGTGCTAATTTTGGTGAATATGATTATGAAATGGAAGGATTGGTAAATTTACCATTAACACTTTCTATTGACTATGCTGTTTTAAATTTTTAAAATTTCATTTGTTTTGTTAAAGTTTGATTGTTAAACCTTGTTGGAAATTTTCGACAAGGTTTTTATTTTTTATATATTTATAATAAAATGGCAACAGAACGAATAGATTTACCAAGTAAAGGTATTATTTACCAAAGTGATAGTCCACTTGCACAAGGTTTTGTGGAAATGCGATATATGACCGCAAAAGATGAAGACCTTTTAACAAACCCAAATAATAGAAAAGGTGGTGTAACAGAATTGATTGATAAACTTTTACAAACATTGATTGTTACAAAGGATGTCAATATTGATGATTTAATTGAAGGTGATAGAAATCAATTATTAATTGCAGCAAGGGTATTGAGTTACGGAAGTTCTTATACCTTTAAAATGACATCTTTGTTAGATGATAATAAAACAGTTTCGCAAACAGTTAATTTATCAACATTAGAAGATATTAAAATTGATTTTGACAAATTTGTAAAGAATTCTAACAAATTTTCTTACACACTACCAACATCTAACATAGAAATTTGTTTTAAATTATTAACACATGGTGATGTAAAACAAATTTATAAAGAGTCTCAAAGTACATACGATTTATATAAAATATATTCGGATATTACATTAAGATTGAATAAACAAATACTTTCTGTAAATGGTGATGAAAAGAAATCAACTATTTTAAAATTTGTTGATGAAATGTTAGCAAGTGATTCAAGAGCGTTTAGAAAATATTATAGAAGTATTTCTCCCGATGTTGACACAGTGTTTACATATGTTGAAGATGATTACACAGAGGGGGGTGTAAATTTACCACTATCGTTTGTGGATATGTTTTTTCGTGAATAGTATATTCAAAAATCATTTTACAGATGATTTTGAAACATTATCTAATTATGCTAATTTTAGAAGAAAAACATATCAAGAAGAAGTTAATTCGTTAGCTTATTATGGTAATGGTGGATTTCCTTATAACGTTGTTTTAGAAATGCCTATTTCTGATAGAAGGGTTCAAATAAAAATTATTAATGACCGTTTAAGAAAGCAAAACGAAAGTGTTAAAAAAGAAGATAATGTTTTAACAGATGATGTTTCAACAGAAAAGATTAAAAATATTGGACAAAGGATGAAGAAACAAATTGAGTCTTCACCGAGTGATTATAAAGTTCCTATGAAACGATAGGAACTTTTTTAATATTTATTTAAAAAAGAATATAATGGCGGTATTAACAGAAGGTGAATTGCTTTTAAAGCAACAGCTTGAATTACAAAGAGGTAATGACATACAAATTGATGTTTTCAAAGATTTGTTGAATACGAGTAAGCAATATCAACAAATGTTACGTGGTATTAATAGACAATTAGCTGAACATAATACAACTTATGGAAGGATTAGAGAAAAGAATGAACAAATATATGATACAATTTTTAATTACACAAAACTTCTATCAAATCAAAAAATTTCGAAAGAATTTGATAACATTTATAAAGGTATAAATAAAGCATCTGATGAATTTAGAGATTTAAACGCACAATTACAAACTGGTGATATTTCATTAAAAGAATATCAAAAATCATTTGATAAATTAAATAATGTTCAAAACAGTATTAACAGACAAAAAATTTTATTAAATGTTCAAAAAAATTCTATTGAAGAACAGTTGAAATTGGATGAAAAAATGTTAAAGAAGAAAGAAAGAGCTTTAGCAAAAAATAATAATAAAACAAAGGATGATTTAAAAACCGAATTACAAAATGAAGAAAGATTAATAATTAATCAACAAACAAGAATACAAGGTATTAAAGATAGACTTGCTAATACGTCTTATACTCAAAGGTATACGAGACAAACTTTATTCAACGAACTTGCTAATGAAGAATCTATGTTTATAAGGAGAGAACAGACTATTTTAAATTTAAAAAAATCAATTAAAAAAGCACCTACTCAATTAGAAATAACATCGTTAAGAGATTCTGTTATTGATAACAAGGGTGAATTAGAAAATATAAAAACTGTTAATACAGAACTTGCTAAAAGTGAAGAATTGGTACAAGAAACGTCAAATAATTTTACGAAAACTAAAAAAGATATAGACGCTATTGAAAAAAAGATTGGAACTATCGGTACAACGATGGGTGTACTAAATAAACTTGGAATAAATAAACTTTTTGATTTTAAGTCTGTTGAAGATGCTATGAAATCTGCTGCAAGGATGCAAATTGGGTTAAAATTAGAACGCCAAAAAAGATTAGATGATATAAAAGGTAATAATGCAGAAGCAAAAGCGATAGCAGAAGCACTTGAAAATAATCCTGAAACAAAAATAAAAGTGCCAAAATTTGCTGCTTTAAGAGCGGGGGCTTCTACAATAGGACGTGAATTTTATGAAAAAAGAAGTGAGATTGCTGTTGGTAGTGGGATATATTTAGCAAAACAAATTTTAGATTTAATATTCCAATTTGATGAAAGATGGAGAGAAATTTCTAAAAATCAAGGGATGGTTAGAGATGATGCTGTTG